ACGGGAGGGTGCAAGGATGAGCGGTCAACCTACTGAAGAGGATTTTCATGACGCGCTTACAAACTTTCAAACTCCGGTGCGCGGAACGCACGATCAAGAATATCAGATTTACCTTGATTGCGCGGATGACGGGAACGGTGGAGACATAACGAGAAACGGGCAACCTTTGCTCACGTTTGACGAGTGGCTTGCAAGGTAAAACTTTTGTTCTAGTCCTTGGCCCTCGCGAGGCGGGATACCTCGCGGGGGCTTTTTATGGGGCTTGAACTACAACAAAACGATAACTAACAAAGGACTAAATAATGAAAATTAAATATCCGGTAGGAACTAAATTCACGCCAAGGGGCGGGAAAGAAACAAGACCAGAGGAAACCGTTGAGGACATTCTAAGGACTTACAACGCAAAGGATGAACTTGTAAAAGTTAGATATCTTTGCACGCATAAATTTTGCGGTCAGCGTGTACGGTCTGAATATCCGCAAACGTCTTTAGATTTATCAAATCATAAAGACATCATCAATGGAGAAATCGAAAAGAATTATGATAGTTTCCGCTTGGTAGTGGAAGAGGAAGGAGAAACGGCATGAAAGAGATTATAGAAATTGACCCAGACGGACGGGGCGGCATTTATTACGAGGTATACGATAAGGAACACGCCAACCCGCAAAACCTAGACGGTTGGGTTGGCACTTTTACTAAGAGTGAACTAGAAACTTACAAAAAGGATTGCGGTAAATTCGTATTGATTAAGATCAAGGAAGGAGAAACGGCATGAAGATTGATAAACGGTCAGAGCAAAGCGTGTATATCACAATCAATGGATGGGTTTACTATATTGACGATTCAACGGGTGAGCAAATCATGGAAAAGTGGAAGGAGACCCCTAGTTTTGGGGAACTGGATTCGTCCGAATTAATATGGCTAACAATTCCGCATAAGACTCACCCGGTTGCGGTTTGGTATGAGGACAAGGAGAAACTGGTTCAAGGTTTGCATGAGAATGAAGTGCGGGAAGACTTGAAATATTCCGAAAAGCTTGAAGACTTCGAGAAGTTAATGGATGTAGCTTCGCATGGTTACCATGCGACTGAGTTGATCGACAAAGAGAGATACCTGGCAATGGTTGCAAACGAATTTGCGGAGCTTGGACTTCATAAGAAGTTCAAAGCGATTAAGCAGATTGAAGAATGTGCGGAAGTGCTAGGATGGAAGGAAGGAGAAACGGCATGAGTAAGTATCATAAGAAAAATGACACTCAGGAATTCAACCGTTTGCAAGTTGAGAAATATGCAAAGGACGGTTGCTACTTAGTGGTTGACCCGTGGGGAGACTTGCGTTGCGCCGACAATTACGATCACGCGCTTGAAATTAGCGAAACGCAGGAATTAACCTTGTTGGCATTGAATGAAAAAGACGCTGATGAATTGCGAAACGATTGGAAATTGGATCATAAAATTCCATGCCCTGCCATTAAAATACTAGAGAACCAGGAAGGAGAAACGCCATGAGCAAAAATAACGATTCCGATATTTTTACCCGGTTAGCGCTTGGGCTGGCAGGCTTCTTTGCGATCAAGCTTGCAGTCTGGGCTTTCAAGTGGTGGGAATCACGGGAAGAGAACACTGAAGCGCACCCTCCTGAGTGAGGCTAAATTTACCCTTAACGCTAAATAGCCCCTAGAAGGCGTTTGGATGTAAACATGAGTCTATACCCTCATTTTCGTTCAAACGCCTTTTTAATGCCCTTCCTGCCCATTTAAAGTACCATTCTGTAGCTATCAGTAGTCTCACCAAGAAGGCTGAGAACTTGTTTCTGTTTTCGCGTCATGTAGAACAGGCTCGTGGTAGGACGAGAAACGGCCCAGCTTTTTATCAAACTCTACCATGACAACTCCCGTCTCTCCATTCCTGTTCTTTGCGAGGTTAATTCTGATAACGTCCTTTGATGGGGAGAGTTCCTTTTCTTTGTCTAGGAGAAACACCACGTCGGCATCTTGCTCTATGCTACCGGATTCCCGTAGATCGCTCAATGCAGGCTTTCTATTTTGGGTTTCTAAATTTCTGTTTAACTGGCTAAGTCCGATAAGTGGTATTTCCATTTCCATACTCTGGGATTTGCAAGTACGAGAAATGGCGCTCACTTCTTGAGTGCGGGAGTCATACCCTTTGCAAGTTAAGAGTTGTAAGTAATCGATCACCGCTAGCCCTAGTTCTCCCTCTAGTCTTTGTTGGGCGAGAAATGCGCAGAATGCTTCTAGGGTTGCTTGGTTATCGTCTTTAAAAGTAATGGGCCAAGAACGTAAGGCTTTCGTTGTTTCCATGAGTTTGTTCTTTTCCTGCACGGTAAGCGTTCCTTGTCCAGTGGGGCGAGAAACTCCGCTAATGGAACTTAAAAGCCTGCCAGAGCATTCGCTTGCTGTCATTTCCAAAGAAGCATAGGAAGCACGGATGCCCTTCTTTGCTGCCTGGATGGCAAGGTGTATGGCAAGTGCAGACTTTCCAACTCCCGGTCTGGCGGCAATTACGTAAAAGCAACCCTCCTTGAGTCCTCCTTGCAAATGAGAATCAAGCTTTGAGAAACCAGTTGGTATTGCGGAGACTCCTCCCGCATCGATCTCTAAAAACCTAGCTTGTGCTTCCGTTACAGCGTCCTTGATGTGGACTTGCCCTTTTCTTTTCGAGAGGGCTTTTGCTACGCTACCCGTAAAGGTCGATGCGATCTCCTCCGCAGTCTTTCCGTCATTGTGCGCATCCTCTGCTTGGAGGAGTGCAGTCTTTACGCTTCGATGGTTTCTATATTCGATCAAGTGGTCCACATAGCGCTCGATTTGTCCACCTCCATATTGCTCTGAGAGGTAAGTGATGGTATCCGCAAGTTCCGGTTCTTCCATCATGATGTCCACCTCGTTGCACTTTAAAGCGAGCTTAGAGAGGACCGTAAATATTCGCTTCCTCTCAGGAGTTGAGAAATCTTCAGGCGTTAAGTGTTCCAATGCGGTGGCCGAAGATCGGCCAGACTCATCCCTCATGGAAGCTGCGAGGACCGCAACTTCGGCTAGGTCGTAATCAATCACAGATATTTATCCTTTGGCTTTGCCGCGATTTGCGGAAAGTTCTGAAGGAGGTATCCGTTGACTGCAAGTGCATAGGCTTTGTTCCAATCCCGGTACTTGTAATCCTTCGCCTCTGCTTGGGCTTTGAAGAACCTAACTGCCATTTCGTGATCCACTCCCGCTTCCTCCGCAATAGCTCTAGGTGGGGAGAAGTCTTCTGGTAAAGTCGTTAGTTTTTTTCTTGGTTTCTTCTCCGCTGATTTCGGCTGTTTTGTGGAAGGAGTGGTATATATACTATTTGTATTCTTTCCAAAGGAAAGACGCACACGCGCGAGGCGTTTTCCCAAAACATCCACTATTAGCGGAGTTATAGCGGCAGATGGGGTTACTCCATATAGGTCGCAATATTCATCCAGAATGTCGTTTGCAAGGTCACCGAACTTGATTCGTTTCTCTGCTTTTTTTGTCATTCTAAGAGAGTCCTAAGAGGGTTGAAAATAGACCTAATACTAGGTAAACGAATACCAGAATTGCGGTGAAAAATAGGAGGTGAAAGATGATTTGCTCAATGAGTTTTTTCATTTGTGGAATTATTTGTATTCTTGCAAGGGTGGGGATCGGGAGATGTCCACTAAGGACACAATCTCCTTCTCCCTTTCCTTGCCTATGCACAGTATTATGCAGGCTTTATGATGCTGGGAATCTTTGGAATCTTGCCAACCCGCAGGCAGGAGACCTTCTTTCCTGTTATCCAATTGTTCCAAGTCAGTATTCCTCCCCGAATGACAAAGTGCGGACTTATCCGGTCACCATCTGCCATCTGGTTTATGAGGCTGTTACGGAATGGAAGTAAGGGATTACCGTCCTCAAGTCCCAAGCCTAAACATAGTGACCGTACAAACTCATCTGCCTTACTAGCTGACCGAATATCATCAAGTGCAATAAGGTGAGACTCTGCGCACCGGATTAGGTAGTGCAGGGCAACTAGCGGTCCAAGTTTTACCCTAAACTTTCGATACCAAGGATCAACCTTCTGGACTGAGATACCGAGATGTGGATACTTCGCAAGTTCAGACTCAGTCATGTGGTTTGCAACATCCTTTCGCGATCCAGAACCAAGCCCTTGCCAAGATAGAGTCCCAGACTCGTCAATCTTAGCCAGGATGCACATTGCGGAATACAAGCTAACTGTATTTTTATGACCAGCAATTGACAGGATGTCTGAACCCCCTCTGCGCTTTCCTTGATTAAGCGTCCTAAAGGAATTCTCAGATTGTAACTCGATCCAGATTGCATCAAAGGATTTACCGGATTCAATGCAGGCAGATAATCGATGTTGCCCATCAATTAGCTTGTTGCCCCCAAAGATTATTGGTTCTCCATTGAGTACCCACTGGTCTTGCTCCATGAACTCCTTGTACTTTCGCACAACAGCCTTGCTGATTGGACGATTCTTGATTTGCCCTTCCAGTAATTGCTTTGCAACTTCTGGGGTTACCGTTTTTATCGTAACGTAAACTTGTCTATTAGGGTCGTAGATATAGTTACTGGGGACGGTTTGGTTTATTATTTCTGCTGCTTCATTCATTCGCTTTCTTGTTTTGTTGTTATGTGAAAATGGGCAATTAAAACAGCGTCTGCCGTAGCAAGCGTTATTTCTTTGCCCAGAGAGGGGTAGAGTCTGGACGCATGATCTTTGAGTAACCTCTTGCGTTGCGCTCCTGACGTCTTTGTAAGACCCGCCAAGCCCTTTTGCCATGTCTTTGGCGGTAAAAGGTGGCAAGGTATTCGCAGGCCACGTGCAAGCCCATCATAGAACCCACAGGAGCGACCTAGTTTGAAGCCTGCGGATGAGGGTATGTTCTTACCTGCGAAGGGTGGACAGTCCTCTAACACGAATTCAACCGGACAGTCTGGATTTTCCATGAGGTCGTACACGTCATCGACGAAATCGGACAAGCTTGTGAACTTCCAAGCTTGCACGATTTCTCCGTCGATGAACTGACAAAACCCACCAGACGCACCTGGATCAATTCCGATTATACATTTGTTACTCATCCCCACCACAGTCCTCTGTAAAGGTAATAGTCTGGTCTGGGTCGCTTGGATGGTTAACGCCTCCACCCTCCACAACTGCGAGCAACTGTTCAATGAGTGCGTTTTGTACGACGATTGCCGCCTGCCAATCTGAGTTAGTTATGTGGTCGTTGGCAAAACCAATGCCCTGTTTTATCCGCCTTATTTGTTCTAGTCTATTAGCCATTTTTCCTCCGTTAGATGATGATTGCCGTGTTCTTTAATGAACTTTTTTAACTCCTTTTCCGACCATGCTTGCTGAACCGCACCCTGCCCCGGACCTCCGTGGACTTTGTAACAGGTGATTTTAATGGTAGGTTCGCGATGCAATTGCATAAGCGAATTCATTGCTCGGTATCCTGTAAGCTTGAGTGCTTTTTTGGTAGTCAGTAACTTGACTACCTCGCCACAATCTTCGCTCATGCTACCGCCCTTTTTTGCATGGCATTGGCAAACTCCGTAATGTCGATGGTCCGCTTCCTGCCAAATGTCTGAGTTGTGATCTCCGCTTCCTTCATAACCTTGTACACGAATGCTCTGGAGATGTTGAACTTGCCTGCGATATCAGAGATGCTAAGTCTGTTGTTTTGCAAGTTCCCACCCAAAGACAAGGTTTGTACCTCGTCTGGATAACCGGGCCAAACTCCTGTCTTCATACATTCATTCCAGATATTACACGCCTTCGACATATTTGGTTTCTGGCGCTCGATCTCGCTCGCTGGAATTGCATAAGCACTGGTTAGGAATGGCGCAGATTTCTCAACACATAGAAATATGAATTCCTTTGGATTGTATCCCATCTTTTGCAGTCCGGTTAAATACCATGCTGCTTGGAACGAGTACCCGTAGCGTCTTACGGATTTGGAAAATCCATGCAAGTCTCCCTCCTGAGTAGTCTTCAAATCGATCACCACACCCGCGCCGGGATTGAATAAGTCTGGACGAACTTTGCACTCAGCCCCACGGTGTGTGAAGTACCCAGTTCCCTCAATGATCGTTGCTGGATCATCCAGGTAGGTCTGTAGCAATGGATGCTCCCTCGCAGATGCCGCCATTTCCATGCAGTTCTTGTAGTCGCTAGGGGTTAGCCAACGCTTTTCTGGTGCATGGTCTTGCATAAGCGAAAATGCCGCTTTGTAGTCCTTTGTCAGTGGACCACGTCCATCGATCTCCTTGGGCTTAACTGCATACTCCTCCTCAAGCTTGAACGGCTCAAGGGTGGCCGTATGCGTGCATCCACCTATGACAAAATGCTTGGCATCCCCGTCCGGTGGATTCTTCATTTCATGGTAGACCTTTGCAGGGCAAGACGTGATCAATGACCACGCCCTGCTCCTGCTCAGATCGCCAGACCCATGATATGCGTTATTCGATATATCGGTCCGCAACATATCAGAATGGGTCTGGCCCGTCTTCGTTTGTTTCAGGTTCTTCCGGTGCTTCGGGTGCTGACGGGGCTTCGTCAGAGAATGGGTCACCACCTTCAAAGAGTGCCAGGAGGTTGATATTCATAGATGCCACCGCGTCATTGATCTCAGCGCTACGCTTTTTCATAGGCTTCGGTGTCATTACGTAGCTGGTCTCCAGACCCTCCCCGTTTCGGACAATACTAACGTCGTACTTTCGTGGGTCTCCCCAATCGGCATCTTCTGCAAGTTCGATAATCTTGTCCTTCAATCCGGCTTGTGCGATATCCAAGATCATAAGCTTGGACTCTGCATATGACCAAACGATCATTGCAAAGAACTCCTTGGCTTTCTCTGCAAACGCGATTGGTGGCTTGCCATCGATTTCGTAACGGAAGGGCTTGCGCTTGCCTTC